GTTGTTCCAAGATCATATGTATTATTTGCACTTGGTCTAATAGTACGACCTATCAATGTGCCTGTCATTGTATCACCGTCAATATCTACATAGTCTGCATCGTGATTGTGATTAACTGATGTACTAATATCTGCGGCACCGCTACCATCAAAGTTAACTGTACCTGTTACTGCGCCTGATACTGATATTGCTTGTGCTGTTGTAAGTTTAGCCGCACTACCTGCAAACGATGAGTTAGCAACAACTTCTGTTATTGTAAGTGCTGTTGCTCCTGCATTATTTTGAATTGTAAAGTTTGTACCTGATTCTTTTTTCTTAATAACTTCTGCATGTAATGTTGTACCGTAAATATCATTCCAAAATTTTGTACTAGATCCTAAATCAGTTGTGTTATCTACTTTAGGTTCTAAATTAACAACACGTAAAGTAGTAGCATCGTTCATGCTCACTGTGCCGTCTTTCATTATAGCACCAGCAGTTTTTACGTTGTCATAATCAGTTACATCTGCACCATCTTCAACATTAGCAATAGTTCTTACCTGTGCAGGAGTAAGTGCTTGAACTGCCGCCGCCGCTCCTCCGCCTGCAGGTACACCTAAAATACTTGATGCCGCTTGGTGTACAAATTTGCTTAATGGAACACCGTCTGTTAGTCCTGTTGAAGTTTTTAAAGTAACCCAACCTGTGTCAATTGTAAATTGTGAATCATCAAACGCCGCAAGTCCACTTGATTGTTGTATCATACGTGAGTTTGTAACAAAGCCACCGCTGATATAAGGTGTAAATCCAACTGTTCCGTTTACTGTACCTGTTAGTGCTTGGTCAGTGTAAATTGTAAAGTTTGTATTATCAACTTTACTAATATAATAAAAGTTTGTGTTAAGTTCAATTGTACCTGCAATATTGTTAATACCAATTAAGTCTCCATTAACAAGGTCGTGTGCAGATGAAGTAGTAATTCTAATTGGGTTACTTAAAGTAATACCACTAATTGCTTTACCACCTGCGTTAGCACTTGCTCTTGCAGTTGCAAGTTCCATGCTTAATTTAGATTGTTGTATTCCAGCAACTTCACTAACATCAGGGTCTTTAATGGAACCTGTTGCTAATCCAACTTGTATTGAATTACCTGCTCTTATAAATCTAATGTCACTACCTGTGCCTGTTGGTTCACCAAATGTTCTTGAACCACTAACTGCATCAGTTGTAGTATTAAGTGCAGTATTAACCATTCCAACAATTGGATTACCTAAACCGTCTACAGTGTTTGTTCCTGTAAACATTAATAAATCTGTGTTAGCAGGATTTCCTGTAATAGTTGTTCCTTCTAATCCGCCAATACTGTTTTGTGCATCTACATATTGTTTTGTAACTGCATCACTTCCATCAACTGGATCACGTAACGATTTAATTCTATTACCGTTCATGTCAATTGATCCACTGTCAACAGTACTATCATTTAACATCACAAATGCTGTTACATCAGTTCTAACACTGTCTGTAAAGTCACCTTTGAATACACTGTCTGCATATAATTTGTTAATTGCATCAGTGTTGCTTGTTCCTTGGAAAATGTTTGTAATTTTGTTAGCGTTTAAATTAAGTTCGCCATTCATTCTGTTCCAAGCAAGGTTAGTGCCATTGTAGCCTGCTCTACTTAATAATCCAAATGTACCACCTGCCGCTTGTGAACCTGTTGTACTAGGCTGTGGAAAATCACTGCCGTCTTCGTGCTGTCCAATAATACTACTGTTAATATATTTGACTAAAGTTGATTCTGTTGGTACAGCATCATCTGACTGTCCTTGCATTTTTCTATCAGTTGAAAACTCGTCAATTGATGTACCTTTTGTAAATTTTAAACTGTCAACGTTTGTTAAACCAATGTTTGCGTTAAGTTCAACTGAACCATCACCTTGGTTAACACGGAAGAACTGTCCAACTCTAAAGTTACCATCTTGGTCTGTACTTGCATAGAACGTTCTACCTGATCCAACTTCAACTGCTTCGTTTGCTTGGTCTGCACTAAAGTCTGGTTTACCTGCAGGTGATCCGTAAACGTTGTTTGGATAGTTACTGTCAATATAGTTACCCCAGCCAATATTTAGGAAGTCGTGTCCTGTTGCTCTCATTGTAGAAATACGTGTTGTAACAATTGATGTTGTGCCACTTGATAAGTTTGGTGGAACACGTAAATCTAATAAATGTTCTTGTACATTAGAAACTGTACCAGTTGGTTCTTTTACATCAAATCTTTCTACGTTTAGAATTCTAAATACTTGTGCGTCAATACCAACACCAGCAAATTTTAATGCACTACTTGGTAAAACTCTTGGAGCATCTGTAATGCCTGTTAGTAGAACTTTTTTACCAATTGTAAGTGTAATGTTAGCATCATTTGGAATCTGTGTTCCTGTTCCAATGTTTAGTGCTGATCCCAATGATAGTGTTGCTTTACCACCAAATATTGCGTCTGCACCTGAACCACTGTATGTTCCGTCTACTACTGATGTTGCATTAAACCCTGTACTTAAACTTGAGTTTGTGTACAAAAAGAATTCTGTAGTTCCATTACCACTAGTAACATCAATATAGTATGCGTTGTCTATTGTAGTAAAACCGTTTCCGTCAAGTCCTTCAATTACTACAACTGAACCATGTCTAAATCCGTGTGCAGAACTTGTTGTAATTTTAGTTGCACTACCTACGTTAATACTAGCAATTTCAAATCTAGCACCTGTAATTTCATTTACTACATATTCTGTTGTGTCACTGTTTGTTGCGTATGCTGTTAATTCAATTCTTGAATCTTCAAAAGGCAAATAGTCAAAGTCTTTAATTTTTATTTCTGTATTACCTGATTTGTTAACAGTACCGCCTACTGTGTCTGCTTTAACAATCTGTGTATAATCTGGATCTGGTGAACCAGTTGCTTGTGCGTTAACATGTCTAAAGAATGTTACACCACTTTGTAAGTTTTCATTTGGATCACTGCCTTCTGCTTTTAAACCAATACGTCCATAACAACTTGAACCGTTAAGTGATCTAATTTGTCCACCGTTTCTTGCCCAATAAGATGTATCACAATAATAAGTGAATACAGATACTGCTTCAATTAGTCCTGCGTTAGTTGCAATTAATCCAAATCCGTCTGAGTTGATTTGTGTATAGTCATTACAAGTCATGGACTTGTTACCAGCAGTTTCTAATCTAATTTCAGTTGTTTGTGGAATGTTACCTGTTGAGTTAGAAGATGTTCTTGCTATAATTGTTGTAGTACTTGCAAGTGTAAGAGTTTGTTTAAATGTACCTGCACCTAGTCCGTCGTCAACTGGTGCTGTTGCTCCAACTACTCTATGTGTAAATTTTTCAAAGTCACTTACACCAGTTACAAAGTTTCTTGAATCTTGATATAAGAATGTTGTTGGTAATTGTATTTCTCTTGTTAAACCTTGTAGTGTAATAGTAGATCCACTTGCAGGATTATCAACTACTGTACCATATTGTACACCAGCATTACCGTCAACATATTGACCACCACCGCCTTGTCCTGAGAAACTTGAAACTGTTTGTACATAAGGTGATTTAGTTAAAATTTGTCCATCTGGATCAAGTACGTTAATAAAACCTTGATGTCTACGTAAACTTAAATTACGTAGAATTGTAGCATTGTTCATTAAGAACATATCCATATGTTGGTTTAGTTTCTTAAGTTCAATTACTGTGTTGTTATTAATTGTTGCACCAAGTGTTGTGGCTGTTGTTGTATTAATGTCAGAGTAAATATTACCTCTCCATCTACTAGTATCTCCAACAGCGTCTGGGTCACTTGCCCAATCTTTAACATAATAAGTTACACCACCGTTTACAAAGTATAATCCGTTAACTGGAGGATAAGCAACGTCTTTGATTGTAATCTGATTACTACCAATTTGGTTAACTGCACCACTAAATGTATCTGCACGTGAATACTGTGCATCATAGTGATTTCTAAATCTTGATTCTTTCGGAAGTGCTGTTCCGTTATATCTTAATAGGTCACCTTTTTCATATGTTAAATTGATTGCACGTGAAGGAGGTCTAACGCCAACTAATGGTTGTATAATTGTACGTCTAAACTCATCACCTTTAAGTGAAACATTTTCTGGCAATACAATTGGAAAGTATTCTTCGTAAAGTCCTGACTCAACAAAAATTGTAATTTCAGGTAATGGAATATTTGTTTCTCTACCTTCACCACCTGTTTTTGTTGGAGCAACACCTGTACCGTTTGTAATCACATTAGTAATAATGTCCATCAATGTACCAATAGTAGTAGACGCTCCTGATTCTGCAATAATTGCCGCATCAATAAATTGTTCAAATCCACTTTGATTACTAAATGTACCTTCAAATGTTGGTAATGATCCAAGGCCTGAATTAATAACAGTTGTAATACTGTTCATTAAGTTGTTTACTTTTGTACTTGCCGCACCTTCACCGTTGTTTGAACTTGTGTATTGTGTATATGTTGATTGTTTACTACTTGTATATGACAAGTTTTGTAAAACAAAGTTTCTTACTAGGTCTTTAGCAAAGTCTAGTGCATCAACAGTTTGTGCTTGTTGCCCAGCAACTTGACTTGTTGCACCGTCCCAATAGTTTTGTGCGTTATCTCTTGATTTAGTGTTACCACCAAATTTTAAATCAAATGCAACGCCTTCTAAAATTAATTTTGTATCACGTCTACATTTA